CAAATCCACCGTCTAGAGTTTGCCCTTTTCTTCCGCGAACTGATGTAACGAGAACATTGTCATACTCCAATTCGTTGTATAACAAATCCGCCACTTGTCCGCCAATATCATTAATTTCTACCAATACAAATGCATCGTTATACTTCTTAGCGACAGGAAAGATTGCATTTGGATAAACCATTGGAGACATTTCATTGTTTCTAAATGTACAAACAACTTTATACGGAGTACGGGTAATGTCTATGACAACAAACGCATGATAGTCTAAATGATTTCCACGGGAACTGTCCACAGTCATTACATAAGTGTGTCCCTGAATTGGTTCTTCATATACCTTCAATCCATTTGCATCTTTATAAATTGGTGTCTTAAATGTTAAAGTTTTAAGTTTAGCAGAGGATATTAGGGTATCTGCACTACCAATAAAGTCACATTCAAACTCCTGTCTGAATTGTTCTTCTGAGGTGTTACGAATTTGCTGTTCTTTCCATTTAGTGTCGCGGCCAGGAATGTCCGACCAGTGAACTTCGATAGGAACAAACTCGTTTCGTTTTTCTTCCGCTTCTACCCAAAGTTTATAGAACATATTCAACCCTTTAGGGGTAGATACGATTACGACCTTAGTTGTCTGCCCAGAAGAAATTGTCGGGTAGGCAGAACTAAAGAAGTCTTCAGCAATGCCTGGAGGAATGAACGCAAACTCGTCCAGTAGAATTAGGTTGTAGGAACCACCACGAATAGCAGAAGATGAGGTTGCAGATGCTACTACCTTAGAACCGTTTTCTAGAATAATAGATCCTTTATTCCATTCTCCTACGCCCTGCTGTATCCATTTTGGTAAATATTCATACGCCGTCTTAATTTTTGCTAAAAGATCTCTAGCAACCGCTTGCTTGTTTGCAAGAATACCAACATTTACGCTAGGATTGAATAAAATATAATGTAAAATATAAGAAACTACCGTGGTGGATTTTCCAGACTGACGGGGTAGTTTTGCTATAGTAAAGCGATTGTCATGGACTGTTTGTACGATGTTTTTCTGAAACTCGTACATCTTGAATGGAACTAATCCCTTATCAACATTTACGATTTTAATGTATTTTTCAATAAAATAATTAGGATCCTGAGAACACTTAATGTATTCTTCTACCTGTTCCTGAGTAAATTGTATGGGTACATTTGCAGGTTTAAGATTCTGATTACCCAGATATGATGTTTTTTCACTCATCTATATGTCTCAATTGTTCCATTTTACCTTTAAGTATTGCTTGTAGATCTGTGGTACTGCCTACAAAAATAGAATTATTGGTAATTTGATTTGCAGATTGCTTGGACGCAGGAGTATCCTGTCGTATATCTTGCATTTGCTTGTGCATGGTTAATAAGTCTTTGTTTACATCCGCTACGCTTTTAATTAGGGTAGCAACTACTTCGTATGCTCTAGGTTGTTGTGTTTCAGACGCAACCAAAAGAATACCATCAATCGCTTCTGCTCCGCGTTTGATAATATCTTTAAGATTTGTACGAATTTCTTCATAGTCTTTGTCTAAATGTTGATTTACATCAACATCTATTTTTTGTATTGCTTTTGGTTCAATAACTTCAACTTTTTGAATATTGAACTCATCATGAAGATTTTCAAAATTTTGAGGATTCATTATTATTCAACTGTAATTTGATTAATTGTTAACGGTTTAGTTTGATTTGGGAAAAAATTTACAATATTTGGTCTTATTTCTGTATTATTAGTATCTATCGTTAATTCTTCGGGAATCAAATCAAGAAAAGGTATTGTGATATTTTGGGATACTGTTATTTCTTCATTACAATTTGTTCCTGGCGAAAAATCAACATCTTGAATGTTGCCCCAACTTCCCAAAACTATTGCTAAATCTCCTCCGCCCACAAAGTTACTACCAGATAAAATATAGTTTGGATTTGTCGAACCCCATTGACTTAAAATGATTCCCAAATCGACACCATTGACTATACCATCATCATTTAGATCTGCATCCAGATTAACTCCAGTACAAGCGGGATCTTTGTATGTAAATGTTTCAGTAGTTGTAAAGTTTGTAACTGATGGTGCGGCATAATTTAAATTATTTTCATTTAAAGAATATGAAGATACTGTTGTTGTTAAATCTTTAGTTTGTTTAATTATATTTGTTAATAAGTAATTAGACGAATCAAAAGGATCTATTATTTTTATTTCTAAAATATCTCCTTGATTTAAAAAGTTTAAATTAAAATTAAAAATATATGAATTTGCTAGTTCTGATGAAAATTGTAATTCTACTGTGTTCGAATTAACAGCATAACTTGCATAATCTAAAAACGAATAATCATCACTGGTGTAAAAATCATGTATTAATAAAATGGTACTACCATTATTAATATATCCCGATATCATTGAAGATGCACCAACTTGATAATTTTCATTTGTAGATAGTGTATTATATTGGTATAAAATACTATAATCTAAAAAAGGAACTTCACTTCCATCTGTTTTTTTAGTAGTAAATATTAAATTTAAATTTGTTGTACCGTTATTATAAATTTGTTTTTGTATTATTTTTTTAAAAATAGAATTTTGCGGTAGTGCTTGATTTGCAGTTTGAATTTGCTGTGGTGATAGTGGAGTATAAGTGCTTAAAAAACTATTTAAATTTATTCTGTATGTAATATTATTATTATTAGTTTTAATTGTTGTTTCTTGCCCTATAGTTTCTAACGATCTTCCTATTTCTGTAAAAGAAGTATCATCTGTGCCAGACATCGTTGAAAGTGGATACGAATTCCAGTTACCAATAAAAATACTATCTTTAAAATCTAAAAATTTAATTTTAGTAATATCTAAAATTTTAGTAAAATTAATTGTATTTGGTAAATATATTGTGCTAATACTTGTGTTGATATCCGAATCAACAGTTATATTTTGTGCTAATAAAGATATAACTTCACTGTTTCTTGAAGGTAAATATTTTTTAAAAGTTGTAATATTTTGTTTTCTAGATTCTATAATATTTTTAAAATAAGTATAATTAGTATCGTTTAAATTTATTACATTTGGTTTTACAAATGAAGGCATATTTAAAATATTTAATGCAATTTCTTCCAAATAAGTAAAAAATCTATTAACTAAATTTGTAGCAGTGACAGATGTTACATTTGCTTTATTGAGTATTGGATATATTTCGGGATATCCACTTTGCGTTCCGCCCAAAAATACATCAATATTATTTTCTTCGCGCATAAAATGACAAGAAGAGGAATCTCCCATTACGGCTCCAGAAGGGCGGCTATAAAATTCAACAAATTTTATAAATTTTATATGATCGGAATCTGTAGATTTAATAATATTATTTGTCGTTAGGCTATTTGTTATAATGTTATTAAAATTATCTTTGTTTAAATAAAGTAAACTTTTTTTCAAAGAATTCATATCAATAACTTGTTTACCCGTTGCCCGTATATAATTATTTTGATCTATCGTATAAACAGTTAAATAATTATAAATTTCATTTTCTTCACCAGTAAGTCCTTCAAAAGCATCATCAGATAAAATATAAGGATATTTTATACTGGTAGGATAATCCTCAGATATAAAAAACATATCATCATTTCTAAAACAATTAAATACTTCTTGAGTGGTTTCCATCTGTAATCTTACTCTTAAAGACTCCGTGATGTCATCCACTACTAGCGATTCTCCATCCTTACGAACTAACCATATTCGATTAGAATCTGTATATCCCAAGGCCGTAATTTCTGGATGTTCTCCTATTACTATTACTCCTTTTGCTTTTCTATACACGGAGGTATTATCGTTTAGTAACACCTGTCCACAATAATAATTTAAAGCTCCAGAAATTGCACCATTAAACGCAATAAAGTGCTTATTTGTTCTAGTCAGATTTCTGCTTAATATAGTAAATCTAGAACCATTATTATCATTTCCAAGATAATTATTAAAATGAACTTCATTGTTTGATTTATAATTTAAAAATCCAACCCAATTAGGAATTGAATTATATAAAATGCTATTTGGATTCCATCCTGTTATTGCTCTATTATTTGCATCGGATGTAGTATTATTTGGTGAAACTCCTTGATTTTCTCCATATCCATACAAATATAAACCACTTAAATCTTTATAAATTCCTGCGCGAAAATTAGGCTCTGGTAAAATTATTTTTGTGTCGCCTGTTATTGTTGCGGTTGTATAATTATTATAAAAATGCATTATACTTCTTCTCCCGTTTCCAGTAAATCGTAATTTGCAGATACAGTTTTTATAATAGAACTATCTGTAATATTAGAAAATAGATTAATTTTTGCTGTAAAAGAATATTCCCACATAATAATTCTGGGATTCAAATCCATAGCACCTTCATATTCTACATTTTGTGTTACACTGTTTAAAATAATAGGAACATTCATTCTTTCGCCAGTTTCGCCCAAAACTTCTTGTTTAATTGCTATGGTAAAATCTGGAGTAAAATAAGGTAATATTTGTTCTGCTAGTTGTAAGCCGTCATCAATATAACGAACATATGCTGTTAAATTAAAATTAACATTATATGGAACTTCTGTATAATTTATATTATATACACTATTTCCAGATACTGTCTGCTCTACTACTCTTTTATTAATTGTTGGTTTTTTACGAGAAGCATCGTATGCAATCTCCCCCATCTCAAAACCAAGTCTTGGAAGTATAGTTTGAAGAACAATACTGTCTTTATTTTCTCTATTTAAAGTATCTTTATATCTTTGAATAAATTTTTCTTTAGTACTATATTGTATTGGAACTTTAATTCTTACTGGATTGTTATCTTGGGTTCTTACAACATAAAGATTGTCAAATAAAGAACCAAAACCAATTACGGTTTTACGCAAAGTAGAATGATAAAATGGATCACCAAACATTAGTAGTTACCTCCAGAGAACGGATCGTTTTCCGTAAAGTCGTATACATCTCCAGAAGCAGTCTGTAGATCATTATTATTTACACTCGGACGGTGATCTGCATCTGTCTTGATATTAAACTCGTCAATAATACCGTCATTGTTATTGTCAATTTTCTCAATCTGATTGTCGATTGCTTTATTGATGTTCTCATCATTAAGATTAATTTGCTCGTAAGAGTAGCGTACCTTCTCGCAGGTCAGTCTAAATGAATAAATTCTACCCTGCTGATAGAAGTCGGCATCTTGATCTGCAAATTTAATTTCGTATAATCCAGAGTCCAATGGTAGATAGATTAAATCACCTTCTGTAGGTCTTTCTATCTGACGACCTGTAAAGTATTTTCTGAATGCTATTGTTTCGTGAATAAAACGATCTTTAGATACCAACAATCTTACGATATCTCTGTTTTCCAATCCTAGTTTGGTAATAGTTTCTCTATCTCCATCATAACCTGTTGCAGTTTCCAGATGCATTTCTATAGGAAACGCATAACGAAATTTAGCACTGGTGTCTTCCCCGAAGATAGCATCCATATTTCTAAACTCTCTGGGTATATACAAGCAATTAATACCATGAATCTTGATCGACTCTTTAACTAGATCGTTGATCAGATCCTGAGTTGGTTTATAATTTATGTTGTTAAAATATGGATTAACTGCCATTTTAACCTACCATGAAATCTGGTGGAAGTTCGTAGCGAGAAGCAAATTCTTTTTCAAGTAAGTCTATCTCTTGTAGTGCTTCTTGGAAAATTTGACTACCATTTAGTGTAACTCCGCCTGCTAAAGAAATTCCATTATACTTTGATAGATTTGAACCCCACTGCTTTTTAATTAATGCAGTAGCAT